AATTCAGTATCATTAATTTTTAAATCTTTGTCTGCTAATTCTTGTAGTTGTTCTAAATCCATAATATATCCATAATAACACAAACCGACTAAAAAGTCAATGTTTATGAGGTTGCTATTGTCGTTCTACTTGCGTTTGAAGACGCAAAATCGTAAAGTTTGTAATTGAAGGTTACCGTTGCTGTTAGGTAATCTGTATCAGTTGCTTGTTGATTGTATTGTAAACCAGATAATGATATTGGAAAACAATCACTAAATCTAACTTCAGTTACAGGATTGTTTTTACTTGTAAGTATATTAAGTGTTGCGTCTGAAAATATACCACCTGTACTAGGTGCTTTAAATTTTACTCGTCCTGCGTCACCTAATTTACTATTTTTAGATGTAGGAAATCTGTCTGATCCACCATCTAATAATGCTTTAAATTCTTCGTGTCCACCAGGAAATCCTATACCTCTTAACCAACCGTGTATCTCTTGGTAGTTTTCTAAATTTTCATCTACAATAAATGTAACTGCTAATGGTTCGTAACTTAACTTTTCACCAGGTAATGGTATATCTCTAAATGGTGTAGGTTGTGAATAGTTATCTGCTATACTTACGCCAGGTAAATTAACCTGTGTACAAAAGTATTCTACTTTAGGTAATTTAATAATACTAAATTTAAACTTTGTAGGATCAGCATAATCCTGTTTAGTAGGTTGTCTGCTGTATGTGTTTGTAGTAGTCATACTACTATTTATCTGTTTCTTTATCTACTTCTTCCCACTCTTTTGTCTGTGATTCTGTTGCTAATTCACGCTCTTTATCAGTAAGAGGACTGCTTTCTGCCTCTTCTAGTTTCTGATTTATGTTATCTTCTAGTGTGGGTTTTGGGTTTAAGTGGTTTAATGTAATTGCTAAACATCCTATAAACAAAGATATTGCAATCAATCCAATAATAATCTTTTTAATTTGTTCAATCATACATTTATTTATACATCATTTTTTAAACACATAGTACATTCTCTTATTTCTACTATTGCCGCTTTCTATTTCTTTACCAAATTGTTGTCTAATTGCTGTTAACATTATATTAGTATGTATTTTCCTAGGAACCAAATCTAATATATGAGTTTCATAAACCATAATACCACCAGGTTTTACTAAATCATAATGATCTTTAACAATCTGATATTCGTTTATTTTATCATTATCTGCAATTTCTTTTGTTACAGCAAACGAAAACACTACATCATAAGTATCATTTGATTCTGTTATAAATTCTTTAAAACTTTTCTTAATCCAACTCACATTGTCAGATAATTTAGGTGCCTCTACAAAAGGTTCTACTGCTGTTATATGTTTAAAATCTTTTGATAATTCTACACTAAACTCTCCTTGATTGGCGCCTATGTCTAATAGTGTCTTGTCTTGGCCTGCAAATCGTTTTAAATTTAGATTTTCAATTCGCCATTTAGCACTATTACTTGTACCCGCTGTATTTGATTTTTGATAATTGTCCCAATAATTTGTCATTATTTTTATTTAGACCAAAAAAAAGGGCGCCGAAGCGCCCCTTTTCGTATTTTATTAATCGTTAAACAACGATCAACCAATATTACATTATGTTAGCAACTTGTACTCTTTGGTAGTATCTGTTGCTGTTCGCTGAACCAGCGTTATTAACAGCAGTAGCAGCACCTGAAATAGCACCTGTTTCTGCAAATGGGTTCGCAACTAAACCGTATCTAGTTTTGAAACCAATTTTTGGTTGGAAAGTATCTTGTCCAACTGCTCTTACCATTTGTAGTGGTACATATGGGCAGTAGAAAATACCAGCGTCATAAGGTGAAGTACCTTTGTAACCGACAACATAGTATTGTTTCGCAGCTGAGTTAGCTGAGTATGGATCAATATATACTTTGTATCTTCCGTTTAGAGTACCAGCAAAAGTATTACCAGTATCGTCAACAGATAGATTGTTGTTTAATGCAGGAGTGTAATCTAAAACACCAGCCATTTGAAGAGCACTAGCAACGTCAGCAGAACAGATAATCATATTACCTTTTCCTCTTCTTGTTCTTTGTGCAATTCTATTAGCATCTCTCTCTAATTGGAACATTAATCCTTTGAATCTCTCAACTGACCATCTTCCGTTTGAGTCTGTGTCTAAATCAAAGATACCAGCTGTAGTTGTGTTAACAGCAGCACCTTTTTCTGCATTGATATAAATTGTTCTAACAACTTCTCTATTGATTTCCGCAAGGATTTCAGCAGATAGGATGTTTGCCAATTCTGTTTCAGCGTCTAAACCGTGGATTGCTTTTAAGTCTTGAGCAAGTTCCATAGTGTATTCCGCTTTAAGAGCTCTACTTCTAGCAGTTACCGTAGATTTCTCAATTGAGAAAGCCATTTCGGCAAACTGATTTCCAGAAGCGTCACCTAATGCCTCAGCACTAGCAGTTGTCATACCTTGACCTCTACTATAATCACCTGAAGTAGCACTAGCGTCATTTAATACGCCAGGGTTAGTTCCACCGTGATCTGTAGGTGTAGCAGTACCAGATGAGTCACCAGCAGCATTTCTACTAGAGAAATCTGTGTCGGCTTCATCAAATAATGCTTCGTTTCCAGTTTGTGAAGTATATCTACTTCTCATTGCAAAGATAAGACCAGTTGGTCCAGTCATTGGCTGAACACCAGCAATATCGTATGCGATAAGATTTGGCATAGCTCTTCTAACTAGTGAAATTAGGATTGGATCCCAATTCGCTACTGAAGAACCAGTAGAGTTTGTAGGAGCAGCTTCGTTTATGAAACTAGCGTCCTCTTTCATAGCTCTTTCTTGGTTTTCCAAGATAGTAGCTGTAACGGCTCGTCTGTAAGAATCCGTAACTTTTGGTAAGTCAGGGTGTTCTAGGACAGGCTGCCATTTTTTTTCGTATTGTTCTGATAAATACATTTGTTTTTATCTCCCTATTAGTTAGACAACTTAATGTCTTTTGTTTTACTTATAGCGGCACTATAAGCAGCCATTGCATTAGTTAAATCCTGAGGTTGCTCAGCATTTGACTCCGCCGCCACATCATCTATCTCACTAGTTGATTCTTTTTTACCAAAATAACTTTCTTTAATAGTCGCTACTTTAGTTTTAAAATCTTCTTCGTTTGAATATTCAACTTCTTCGGCAAGTTTGTTAAATTTTTCTTTTTGAGTATCAGCTAAATCTTCAGACGCCTCATCAATGATGTTTTGTCTTTTGTGTTCGCCATTCTCTTTAGATAATTCAACATTCTTTTCAATTGATTCGTTAAGTTTCTTTTCTAACTCCTCAATTTTAGAAGATTGATCTTCTAATACATTGTATTTTTCGTCTGGAACATCAATATAATGATCTTCAAATAACTTTTTAAGACCACTAATAAAGTCCTCAGCGATTTCACCTTTGATACCTCTTTCTAAAGCAAGTTCGTTTTCTTTCATCCACTCTTCCACTACATAAGCAAGGTAAGAGTCAACTTTTTCTACTAACTCATCTTTAGATTTTGAAGTTTCTTCGGTTAATTTCTTGTCGTAATCTGCCTGCATTTCTTCAGCGATTTCTTTTACTTTAGATTTAATCGCAGCTTCAAATACGGTAGCAGCTTTTTGTTTAAATTCTTCAGATAATGAATCATCTCCAGCGACAAGAGCGTCAACGTGTTCTTTAACATCTATCTCTTTTTTATCTTCTTTTTCTTCTTTGACCTTCTCGTCTTTTTTCTCAGCATCTGAAGTTTCTTTTACTTCTTCTTTTTCCTTGTCATCTTCTTTTGACTCTTTTTTAGCGTCATCTTTTTTGTCAAGGTACTTTTTAAGACCAGCAGGCATTTCGCCTTCTTTGATTTCTTTATCTTCCGAATCTTTGTCAGTTTCTTTTGCTTCCATTGCTTTACCTGGATGTTTTGAATCCATTTTTTGCATTGGATCAGGAGCACCTTCTGATTTTTGAGGTGCTTGCCCAGAAACTTCTTTAACTTTCTTTGTTGCGTCAGGATTGCTGTCAGTTGGTTTTACAACTGGAGCGCCTAAATCTTCAGCGTCATTTTTTAACGGTGAAGGCTCAGCGGGTACAGCATTCTTTTTAGGAGCGTCTGGAGCTGTTGCTTCCATCACTTCTTTTCCTGCTTCAACAAGTGTTTTTTCTGTTTCGGCCATTGAAATCTCCTCTTTAATAGTTAAAACTAGTTTTAATTAATTAATTGTTAATATTTATAAAACTAGAGATTTGAAAGAAAGTTTTTAAAGACTTTTATTTTAGCTTCTGCTAAAGCGTGTCTTTTCGCACTTTCTATCTCTCGTTTCCAAGATTCTATGTTCTTTTCAACGAGTACTCCGTTGTTCCAAACCCACTCTTTACTCTCCATAATACCTTCTACGAAAGCGTCTGGAGCACTTGGATCTGCAACAATATCAGCAGCGGTTGCCAAGTAAAAGTCATCTTTTACATAGTTTGCACCACCTCTTGTTTCTAACGAACCCATACCTCTACTAGATACTCCTAGTTGAGCACCTTCGTCAATAAGACCTTTAACAATCTTACCGTATGGTGTGTTCATTATCTTCGCTTCACCTACAAAATTTGAGCCCTCTGGAGCAAGTTTCGTAATCATATGACTAACTCTCTCCAAGTTTACGGTTGGTCCGTCAGGATGTCCTAACTCACCAAATGCTCTTTTTTTGTTGATAAATTCTTGGTTATATCTTGTTACTTCCTTCATCAATATGTCTTTTCCATAGACACGCCCATTTCTATTTTTTATATCGGATTGTAAAAAGATACCTCTAATTTTATAGTCTTTTTTACCGTTGTTTTCTTCAACAAGGTATTCTGCGTTTGAAATTTCTTCGGATATTAGTTTCATTTTTTCTCTCTCTCGTATATTTATAACTTTTATTACCTAAACTCTACTAAAATCGTATAATTATCTCCCGATACAAAGTCCCTTGTAGAGAGTAAAACATCACCTGTAGGTGTAGTTGCATTGTTCGGTATAGAGTTTCCTGCTGTTCGTAAGTCCCAATAACCTTGGCCTGACATCAATAATCCAGTTGCGTTTGTAACACCATCCCATACTAATTCTACGCAAGCTTTCTTACTTATTGCGTTAACTGACCACCAAATTTTTGCAATTTTTCTTTCACCGTCTTCAGTCATAAAAGTTGTTGCTGAAGCGTCTATTTTTTTAACTAAAGATTCACCAGAACCATCTGATATGTTAGTCATTTTAACAACATACTTTACTCCAGATGTGTCTGATATTACTTGTGTTGATACTATATCTGCCATATTAATTCCTATTGTGCGTCATAGAAGTTTTTAGAAAGTTCACCTCGTTCAACCGTTGTGCCTTTCTTTCTACATCTAACATAAGTTTGTTCTACCGTTCCAGTTCCAGGTCTTGTATAACTTCTTATACCACCTGAATATGTTCCAGCAGCGTCTGAATATGTATTAGACGCTGTGGCAGTATTTTCATATTGCCAAACTGAATTTGAACCTGGTACATCTACCCACGCCATTTTAATCTCCTAATTGTTCTTTTAGTTCGTTATCAAAGTATTCTTCAATATCGTCTTTATTAACATTATGAAATTCTGCAACTTTATCAATTGCATTCTCAAAGTTCATTAATAAGTTTCCATCATTCTTTACTAACTTCATTGTATCATTAATCGCCTCTTTTAATACTGGCGATAAATTATTATATGAATTACTATTAAACGCCTGTTGCGTCTGTATCAGCTGGCTGACTTTCTGCATTAGATACCTCTGGTGTTTCTGGTTGTGTTTCTGCTCCTGTAGGTTCAACTTGTCCATCTTGTGTAAAAGTACCTGTACCTGCAATCTCTGGTTTTGGATCGCTATGGGGTTGTGCCTGGAACATATTCCCAGCAATATCTTGTCTTTTAACATCTAATTGATCGCCAACTTTTGCTCTTAAAGCGTCTTTAAAAGCATCGCCAGCACCAACCATATCGTTTTGTGCCATCTTGTCTATAAAGTTTTTTACTTCTTCACTCATTTTTATTCTCCTATATTAAATCATCACTACCTGTTGTTTGTACTTCAGGTGATGATATAATGCCGTCTTCAATTTCTTTTTTGATTTCAGCATCCATTTTCTTAATTTCTGATTCTGTTTGTTTCAATATGTTTCTTCTAACATAATTAACAGAAAAATATTTACCAACATAATCTCTTACTTCTCTTGCCAAGTTTAGTCTTTCTCTTAACATTTCAGTATTCTTTAATTCTGCAAAGTGACCGTCTTGTAAAAAGTCGTAAAATATAGTATCTCTAATTAACGGCCATTCTGTTTCAGAAATTACACCTTTAATTATTAATTGTGTTCTTAATAAATCATTAAACAATTCTGTAAATTTCTTTCTTAATCTACCTACAAATTTAGTAAATTTAAGTTCATCTCTAGTTATTTCACTAGCACGACCAAGATTAAAACCTTGACTTGACTCTAATCTACTTACAGGTACATTCAATGATCTATATAATTTTGCTCTAAAATATTCTATGTCTGCTATCTCACCTAAATTAGCACCACCTGGAAGTGTAGTAATATCTGTTCCTCTACCACCTTCTCTACTTGGTAACCAAAAGTCTTCAAGCATTGACATATAGTTTCTGTCATCTCTTATTTCTCCTGTTGAAGCGTCATAAACAAGTTTGTTTCTATATCTTGCCATAACATCTCTTAAATAAGATTCTGCTTTTGCCTTAGGTAAGTTACCTACATCAATCTTAAATATTCTTCTTTCAGGTGCTCTTGCGATTCTGTAAATCACAGCAGCGTCTTCAATCATTCTTAACTGATTGACAGGTTTAATTGCCTTATGTAAATAAGATAATATTAAACCATTCTTATTCTGATCTATCATTCCTGATGGACAAAATGCAATAGTGTCCACAGCAATTTTAATTCCTTGTATAGCAGCTGCACCTTGTATGCCTCTTTCATTATATACAAAGTATTCTACCGTTTCGTCTGCTATATTAATATTAGTAGGAGAAACCATACCTTCAGGTCTTCTCTTTCTAACTTCTCTAATTTTTTTAACTTTTCTTGGATCAAGGTATTTTAATTCTACAATACCGTTTTTTGTATTTTCAGCGTCAATGACCTTTTGAAAAAAGATCCTTCCATCTACATACCATCGTCTAAAGAGGTCGTGTCCTCTTGTATTAAATTGTAATAGTCTTAATACATCAGCAAATTCTTCTTCTATTCTTACTTTAATTTTTGAAGAATAGTTTAAATTATCTGTAACAACTTTTACAGATTGTTTATTTTCGTTTGAGGTAATTGCCTCATTTACAATATCTTCAATCGCCATATCACATTCTGGATGTAAAGCGATTTCTCTATATCTTCTAATTAAATCCTGCTCAGTTTTAGCAGTACCTTCCATATCAAGGTAACTACCAAAGAAACCACCAGCGGCAACTACCTGTGTGCCGTCTTCCGCTTGAGGTTGACTGAATTGTTGTTTTGGATCTGTTTGTGGTTTAACTCGTGTAATATTAAAACCAAATAACTCTGCCATAATTAATTCCTTTATTTTCTCCTAACTACTTATATTAGTTTTAAAAGGGCGCTTTTGACGGCGCCCTTTAAATTTATCTACTATGTAGTAGTGTTTGTTTCAAAATATTGATATTGAAAAGTTACTCCAAATGTTTCTACTTCGTCATTTGTTCCGTAATTCAAATCAATAGCCGCTACTTCCGTAGGAAAAGCGCCTCTTAAAGTATAAGATTTTAATGTATTACCGTTTCTGTCTAACTGGTCAACAAAAGCGTCAACTTGATAGTCAACAGGATTTGATAATCCTTCGTTGTCTGACATATTGTTGATACCATTTTGCCATCTCTCAAAAGCATTTCTTAACTTAAAGTTTGTATCGTTAAGAACCGTAATAGACCAATCTCCGAAAGTTCTATCACCAGCAATTTTGATCTGTCTGCCTCTAAAAGGAACATTGATATTACCAACATTCATTGCAGGTATTTGAGCAGTTGTACATAGAAACGCTAAGTCTTCTATTTCTCCACCAACTTGCGAGTAACCAGGGAAAGGCATTGTTACCTTAAACTGATTGGCTCTTGCGCCACCACCAGCAAGTTTAGCTTTGAAGTCATTTATGTTTGCCATTTTATTTATTCTCCTCTTCTAAAATTACCCAGCGACTTCTTCAAAAGAAACGCCAGTTCTGGTTGCAACGAAAGATAAAGTGATAAAGTTGATACTTCTTGCAGGTTTCACAAAGATTTCTGCAACAAATTCATTTCTATCAATTACTTCGCCTGTGTTGTTAGTTTCATCACACACTACTAAAAAGTCTGTGATACCTCGTCTACCTTG